AGAACTTCAGAAGTAAGTGATGGTGCTAAAAATCCTGTTTCTTCTGGCACATCTATCACATCTGCTGGTGGGTCTTCTGCATCTGGTATAGTAGGATCAAGATCAGCTCCTGGTGGTATTCCTACTGGTGTATCAGGATCAATTTTTCCGCCTTCTTGCATGTTTATAAAACCGCCTTTTGTTCTTTTATTATTTTGTATATCCTCAATAAGTCTAAGAGACTCTCTCCACAAAGGATTTAAAGCCCTGCTTTTAGCAAACATATGGTTTTCATCTTTTGCTTTTAGTATATAATTTTCAAAATCAGCAGTTCTTTTAGGAGTTTGTTTATGCCAATCAGAATTTTTTGATTCTGCTATAGCCTCATCCCACATTTCGTGAGTTAAATATGCTAAAGTTTTTTTAAATTCCCTAGTGCCCTGTTCTCCTAATTGAAATACCATACCTGTTAATGCGTGGGTAATATTGTTACCAAAAGGCATTGCATAGTCCTTCATAATTCTCTGAGCACCTTCATATGCTTTTTGATAGTCTTTTAAAAGAAGTTCTTCTGCTTCTTCTTCAGTTATAGTCGTAAAAGTTTCGCCTTCTTGAATTTTATGCCCATAGGCTATTGTAGGATTTCCTGTAGTATCAGTGTATACAGTATCTCTAAATCCTTCTCTTTCTTTAAGAAGCTCTATTTGTTGTTTTTTACGTTCTAGTCTTCTTTTTTCATATTCCATCATCTTTTCTTTTAGACTCCGCCCTCACCCTGTCCTGTAATTGGAGTAACATTCCCAGTAAAGCCGCCTTCCCCTGCAGTTGGCGTAGTTCCTGTTCCGATTGTGCCACCACCAACGCCTGTTGGGTCAGCAGGATTTGCTCCTGCAGGAACTCCTTCAGGGGCTCCCATGTTTGGTTGTTGTTGACCAGTGGCAGCAGCCTCTTCGCCAGTTGTTTGTCCATTTAAACCTCTTAAAATTTCAGCAAATATTTGTGCTTCGTTAACATCATTAACTAACTCGTCAGGTTCCATGTCCTGAGCTATTGCTAGTTCCTTAATCAACGTAGGTAATTTTACAAAAGGAGCAAGCATAGGATTAGCTACAGTTTGTAGTAACATAGTTAATCTTTGTGATCTTACTTCTTTCATCATTACAGACGTTGTGCCTCTAGGTTTAATCTCCAAATCACCCATTGTTGCATCTTCGTCCTCTGAGAATTGCATATTCCACATGAACATGCTTTCTCCTAGAGGTCTAAGAAGATGATCATCTATATTTTTAATAACAGTTTTAATGCCTAAGCCTGCTGAACCCATTAACATAGATAATCCTGCTGCAGTACGACCAGTACCAGTCACGCCAGTTTGACCATGAACAATACTAGGTATACCTGTTTCTTCGTCAGCAAGTTGCCTTGCTTTGTCATACATCTGGAGGTTTTCTACTGCTGTACTAGGAAACTTAATTCCTGTAATACCAGTACCAGGAGCTCCAGACTGTCTCCTAAATATTTTACCAGGATATATATCCATAGACTGACCTGGTACCATCATGTTTTCGTCTACTTCAAAAATTAAATTACCAGCTAGTGCTAGGTTGTCAATAGCCATACGTACATGACCATTCATTAGTAGCTGGGCATCTTCCATATTCTCAGGAACACCTATACCAAAAAATCTATAAGGATTCTTTTCATAGGGAAATACTTGGTATGGTAGTCTTTCAGGTACAAATGGATTTAATACTACTCTTAATATTTGATTACCACATATCCAAGCGTTTATCTGTACTTGTTCTAAATCAGAAGTATTTTTAGGAAGATCAAGTTGTATTGCTTTAGCCATCTTGGCATCTAGTACTCCCCAATATTCTAATACTTCAAATCTACCTTCACTATAGGTAGGATCATTATCTGCATAGAGAGTATGCTCAAAATGTCTTTCTTCATAAGAAGGAGACATAGCTAAGCATTCTTCAATAGCATCCTTATCAAAGAAAGGTCTAGTAATAAGTTGTCTTAACTGTGACCTATTCATTCTATGTCTTTCAATAATATACTCTGCATCTTCTAAACTTAGAGCTGAAGGGTCAGGATATAAATCCCAACAAGAAACATAGTTTAATCTAGGTACTAATTTTTCTTCTGGATCATAAAATCTTCCTTCATCATCTGAAGACCATTTATGAATAGTTTTAGTATGGTTGAAAGGACCTTTTACTATCCCAGTACCAAGTAGGCACTGTTCAAAAATTCCTTTTCTGAGTTCGGAAACTGCTGAAGCATCTAGTAATTGATCATGGATAAGTTTTTCCATTTTCCTAGCTGCTTCCTTAGATGGAGATAATTGGGGTTCTCCCATTTTAGATGGTCCTGCTGCTAAATTAGCTTGAGACATATCATCTTCATATGGACCTAATTCCAGTTCAGTAGCTTCAGTAGCTCCTGGCGGTAATTCCCTACCATCTCCTTCAAACCCATAAGGGTCTGATTTACTGACATCATCGGCTGGTGTTTTTAGGTGGACAAATTCTTCTACACCTTCAGGCATAGGAGTAGATTCTACAGAAATAGGAACTTTACCTTGTGAAAACAAGATATCTACTAACTGCCCAAAAGCAGCTAATACTTTTACCTTAGTTATTTTTACAGTAACTTTAGATCGTTCTGATTTTCTGTAATCCTCACTGTCTTCTGAGGTTCCTCTATAGTTTTTGTAAGCTTTAAGCCATCGTTGTTCGTCTGCTAGACGACTGTCTTCTGATTCTTTATACTTACCTCGTATAAAACCTGACAAGCCAACCATCTCTTCACTAGAGATGTCTTCCTGCTTGTCGGTTCCTACGAGTTCACCTAATTCAGCCATAATTAATAGTCCTTTTTGTCAGCCAAAGCATTAAAGTTAGAGTCTACTTGACTCTTCTTCATACCTTTAAGATTTCCACCATCTACAGATGTGGTGTTACCTTGATTCAAGTCTTTTTTGACCCAAGATTCAGGTTTACTTCTACCTGTAAGTCTTGTTTCATCTTCTTGACCAAGATCGCCTTGTTTGTATTTACTCAATAGCGGCATTGTTTTCTCCTTCTTGTTGGTTGGTTGATAAAATTTCGTTCATTTGTGAATCTATTCCTTCTTCTACAGAAGCTGCTTGTAGTTTCTCATCTTCTTTAAATCGTTCTTGATCTTGTAACCATCTTACTCTTGCTCTTTTGTGATCCTCCAATTTTAATTCTCCTCGATCATCAAAGAAAATATCATAAACATTTTCTTGTTTTTTTAGATATTCTATTTGTTTATCAGACATTCTAACATTCCCAGTAAAACGCCAAAAATCATCAGCTTTAATAGCTTCTTTTGTTACAGCACGTCTTAAATCTATTAGTTCAGGATCACCTGCTTCTTCTATATCCTGCTCTGCTGCAGTGTCAATCATTCTATTATAAGAATTACCTAGGTCTTCGGAAAAAACAGATGGAGGCATATATCCTCCTAATGGACTTACAGGCTCTAAAGTAGCACCTAATACAGGAGCTAGTCTTGCCCAATCTTTAATTTCTTCAACATGTCTTGTCCAAAAACCTGTATCTACTTCATCTAAATCTCCATATTTACTTTGCCAATCCTCTTCAGTCCATGACATTACTTCTTTTAAAGCATCATCAGGAAGATTCGATAATTGAGTAAATATATTACCTCTACTTACATTAGGAAAAAGTTCTCCTAATAATTCTCCATCATCATCTGTAATTTTTACAGACTCACCTATAGGGTCATTGAACACACCCTGACCTTGCCCTGACATATCTACTAAAGCAACATGAGGAATACCTTCTGTTAGAAGAATTGCAGTAGACTTTTTTACTGCTCCTGTTACTAGACTCCCACCTAGTAAAGCAGCTAAAGGATCGATACCCCATCTAATAGTTTTCCCTCTAGGTTTTAATTTAGGTTTTGTTTTTCTTCTTTTATTTTTATCATCAGATTCTAAATCAGCAGGAACAGGATCACTAGGCTGTTCTTGTTGGATATTAAAATTATCTAAACTAAAAATAGGAAGAGTTTTTCCTGTTTCATGTTTTAAACCTTCTCCATCAAATAGTTCTTCTGCAATATCATCCCAATAATCTGTTCGTAAATCAAATAACCATTTATATGTAGTTTTTTCTGGTAAACCTTCAGGAGTAAAGTTTGGTCCTAGTAAAGTTTTTGATTGGTATTTTAATGACTTTTCATACTGTACGCCCCAGTTTTGAGATATACCTGCTATGTATGTATTTTTAGGTAGAACATCGTTTTGGGCTAAAAACTGTATATAAGGTTCTAGGCGTGCTCTAGTTATAAAATCTTCACCATATTTACCTGCCATTTCTACTATTTCAGGAAATGCTTGTGGATTATTTTGTATTATCTTTTTTAAATCACCGACAGATAAAGAAGCAAACTCCACTCTTTGTATAGCACTATTAGAAGCGGTTATTAAACTATTTACTTCTCCTAAAACATCTCCTACTTGCTGTTTGCTTAATCCTGCAAATAGTTGTGGATTTTCTGAAGCTACTTTACGTAAAGCTTTTTTAAATATTTTTTGTGTTTCCTGTAACTGTTCTTGAGCAGGTAATTTTTTTATATTTTCTGGTAAATTAAAATGTTGTAACTGTGCTAACAGCTTATTGGCTATAACATTTTTAAATGAATTTTCTTCCATTTGTAATAGTATTTGTCTTAACACTTCTCTATCTAAAGTTATCTTAGGATTAACACCTCCTACACGTAGTTTAGGATCAACTAATTCATCTAAACCTCTATTAGAAAACCAATTAGTCTCATCTGTAACGAATCTACCTGCACCTGGCATAGATTTTCTAATATCTTTATCGACAGTTTTACGTACAACATCAGGTTTAGTGTCCATTAAATCATTTGGATTATATTCAAAAGACATAGAACGATTAAGTAAATCATTAATTTTTTCAGAAGAGGCATCCCAATAATTATTATAGTTAGCTTTTTCTAATAATTCACCAATAACTAACTTAGCATTATCTACAGTCAAATCGTCTGCTAAATTTAATATTACTTTATTTTCTAAATTTAATAAATTTACTGCGGCTTCAGCATTACTTGTATTCATTTTACCTATAACATAACCTACCCCTTTACCACCTCTTTCTAATTGCCTAAGCCTTTTTTTAAATTCCTTATCAGTATATATTGTTTTTTCTAACAGCTCTTCTTCTTGACCAAAAGGAACTTTTTCTATCTCTTGACCAGGAAAAACTGCTCTCTTTTGTTCTATTTCTTGCATTTGTATTTCTTCAGGAGAAAGCTCTATGATAGGTTTAGTTTCTGTTTCATATGTTCTTTTTTTTCTTGGTTTTGTTTTTGACTTTGGTGCACTACGATCAAAGTCAGGTTTAATATTACCAATAGCATCAAATATAAAATTATACCTTTCAATAGCAGATAATATCTGTGCAGACTTTTTAGTTACAGGAGTTATTCTTTCTTTACCATCCATCTTACTCATATATGCTTCCCAAGTAACATTAGGGTCTGTATGTCCTACAAGTTGTCCAGTCACTAGTTTTTTAAATTGAACATCTACACCATCCTGTATAGCTAAAAATCTTTCAATATACCCATCTCTAAAAGCATCATGAACACTATATCCTTTAGGTCTTGTTAAGCCGTTTTTTTGTAAAGTTTCTTCAAATAATTCATTAAACATATCTCTAAAAGGACCTTGACTTGCAGCTTGTCCTTTTAATTTATCAAACTGTGCAGGAAACAGATACCCTTCTTTGGTTAATCCATTTGTCTGTATGTACTCTTTTAAACCTTCTATTATATATTCAGGTAAAGGTGCTACTCTCATCAGTTGTCTTTTAGCACCTCTAAACATAATCATGTTGTTTTTAAAATCGATATCCCCTACTCTTATACCTTTAATTTTTTTATCTGGATTTTTAGGATCAACAACATCACCTATTCTTGATCCTGTAGCATATAATAAATCAAAAAATAAACCTTTTGTTTTATCTATTTTATATGCCTTCTCTATAACTTCTTCTAATATTGCAGGTGTATTAAATGGGTTTTCTACACTATATGCTACTACATTTTCTATATTTCTATACCCAATATCTGCTATTCTATTATTTAAATCTCTAATTACTATTTTTTGCCTAGACGTTAAAGGTGCTCCTTTAGGGTTTTTAGGATTTTCTAAAAACTCTGCATAAGAAAAATAATCTAATTTTTTTGGTTTTGCTTTAGAACCTTTTGCACTCATTTTTAATACCCAAACACTGGATCATTAGGAACATACCTATCAAACTCTTTAGGTTTCCTAAATCTAGGATGATAATAAGGACTGTTCACTAATCTTGTCATACACATATACCTTAATGCATCATAAGCATGATCATCCGCTTTTGTATCTACATCCTCTGGGTTTGTTTTGCTTAGAGGTAATGTAGGTAGCGTTCTAATCAAATTCTTACAATTATTGAAGATACGTAAACGTGGTTCATCCATATCATTATCGCCTAATCGTTTATGCATCTCTATTTTCCCTGCTAACCTATCTCGGTTAGAAGCCATAAATCTTAAATTTAATCTATTCATAGACTCAGCAATACTAAGCCCATGACCAGTTCGGCTAAAACAGGACTCATCCAAAACAGCCGTCTGGATTGAAGGGTCATCATATTCAAGCTCAAGTATCCTTTCAGCTAATTGCTCCCCTGTGAATCCTTTGCCATATAATTCTCTATATACCCAAAGATTACCATCAAAATCCACTGCACCCCAAAGTACACAAGAAGGACTAGAGTAACCATAGTCTGCAGCCCTAATACGAGCCCAAGAACGAGGAATTTCAAAAGGCTCGACCACATGTCTAGACCTATCAAACTCAGCAAACGCTGCCCCATCCGTGACATCCCAATCTCCTTCTAATAATCGCCTACGTTCTACTTCAGGTAGAGAGTGTAGTAAGGCTTCATATTCCCCTGAAGCCATAAGATATGGATTATCAGTTAGTCTTGCTGGGATGAATCTTCGCTGGAAGAGGGGTCTTCCTGCTTTGTCCTCGTTACTAGACCCATAACGAAGGATTCTACCTGTTTCCACGTCTTTTGCCCAAAAAGGAGTATTTGGTTTGGTAGGGTCAATATACATTTTTTTAACCCACCAACCACCGACACCGCCTGGATTAGCTGTGCAACGCATGTAAGGTACAATGCTTTGATCCGTAGTCCTAAGCCTTGAACGAAGGTACTCCCAGACGTAAGGAGTTGGGTAATGAGTGATTTCATCGATTGCAATCCAGTTAAAACTTTGTCCTTGATATCTTGTAACATCTGTATCCCTATCTAAATACGAAAATAAAATCGTTGCCCCAGATGGAAATAACCATGTCGATTTACTTTCTCTAAAAACGGCTTCTGGGAAAGCCTTCATATATAATTGCCTACTTTTATCTATAAGCTCTGTTAGTTCGCCCAATGTTCTTCTAAGAAGCAACCCTCTATGGTTTGGGTTGTGAGCATATCTTAATGCATCTGCAAGTAAAGCGTAGGATTTACCCCCACCTGCTGCACCTCCATAAAGAACATCTCTTTCAGGAGCTGCTAAGAACTCAGTTTGTGGACCCTTGTTGGGATTGAAGGCTACTTCCCTCTCTGCAACAAGCTCTTTCACTGCTGCAGGAGCATCCGCAAGAACATCCTCTGGTATAGCTGCCTTCCCCTGAAGACCCTTGTCCAGCGTTTTGAATTTCTCTAGCTTCTCTTTCTTTAATTGTTTTTGCCTTTTTACTTGGTTCGTATGCTTCTTTATCTTTTTATCTCTATAGCGAATCTGTGCCATAGTAGCTCTACGAGCTTTTTCTTTTGCTGAAAGGTTATATCTACCTTTCTCTCCTGCCTTGAGCTTAGGTCTTCCTCTTTTCTTAGTTTCGGACAACTTCAGCCTCAACATCGGATAAGTCTATAGCTTCTGCTTTCTTAGCAGGTAGCAATACGACAGCATGTACATGTTTGTTCTCTGATACAATCTCCTGTCGTTTAGATATACCACATCTGTCTAAGATGTCAGTTGCTGCTTCAAATCGTAATTTTTGTCTGGCGATAGGCTCATCGTTATCACCAGATAGTGCATTTTTTATTTGTCCTACTGCATTGGCTGTTGTCGTTGCTAACAACTCTTTTGCTCTTTCTATTATGTGAGGTCGCATAGCCTTTGACACTGAAGACCTAGAGGTCTCTGAATAGCCTGCATGTAATAGACTTTGGGTAATGTTCCCAAAGGTTTTCTCACCCTCTGCAAAGTATGCGTCTAAGAAACTTTGTTGTTTCTCGGTGAGTTCTTTTGATTTTTTTCTTTCAGGTAATAACATTAATTGCCTAGTCGTCACTTCCTACAGTTTTACGAGGGTAGACTCCACCACCATACTTCTTGTTTTGTGAAGCGTAGACTTTACCGCCACCTTTTTTTCCACCAGCTCTTTCCACATCCGCATCAGAAAGTGACTTACCGCCTTGTACCTCTGGTTTTACCTGACCTTTAGAATCTTCTGAACCTTTTTTTCCTAAAATTTCTTTAATTGCAGATAAGGAAATTGCAGAGCCAGGTAAAATTTCTTTAAGTCTAGCTATCTGCTCCTCTGATAGGTTCTTACCGCCTTGCCAATTTTCTATAGTAGCCATAAGAGTTCTGAAATTTTTCGGTTCTTCATCTTGGAAACTTTTCGGTTCTTTGATTTCGTCTTTTTCTGCCATATCCTTCTCCTTTATCTTGGATAGATTTTACCGCCATTTGAATAGCGTTTGTTGCCTGTAGTGTATTTCGATTTTACTGTTTTAGCACGTTTTTTCTTAACTGATCCGCCAGCTTTTTTCTTGATTTTACCGCCTGATTTAATATTAACGGCTGTACCTTGTGCAGGAGGATAATCTTTTCTTTTCCTAAAACGATTACCGAGTTTAGGTGGTAGTTCTTCAGTACCAGTATCATTCTTCCAAGTATCTAAAGCAAATTTACCTATTCGTTTAAGTAACGCATCTTTATCTGTTCGGTTTCCAGTTGGAACTTTCATACCCTCATCTTCCATAGCTCTGTCTAAATCTCTTTCTGCTGTGGCTCTTCTTCTATTTCGTGCAAGGATTCTTTCTCTTTGCTCTGTTGTTGGGCTAGTATCCCCACTAGCATATAATTCTTGTAGATTAGCTGCATGTATAGCTTTATCTAAAGCAGCTTTACTTGTTGCACCTACAGGTCCTCCTATAAATTTACCTTTTCTTTTTTTGGGCATACTGTTCTCCTTTGTTTTGCCTAGATGAAGAGTGGGGGGTAAGAAAAACATTGCATTTTCCTACAAGGCTTGCAAGCACTCTTGTGGTCGGTTTTGCCTACTTGGGCATACCCCCCTAAGTGACCCCCTTCATAATCCTTATTATACTGTGAATATGGGCTTCTGTCAACTATTTATTTTTTTTCCTTGACAAGATCGTAATCTGGGTGTACAATGGACTTAGTCCGTCAGGGCTAATATATAGTATATATACATGTAGGCAATTACCCCCTCAACTATCCTGTGGGGGTTTTTTTATGGGTTATATAAAGGTAGGCAAAACTAGTTGCGACTCATTCTCAACCAACCAAAA